CGTATCGCTTTTCTGCAAACTCAACAATTCTTTTATGAATACTCATTTTTTTTAATAAAATTAACAATATTGTTTTTTACCAAATTAAAGAAGTATTCTAATAAATTTTGTTTCGTCCTGTTTTTATGGGCGTTTTGGTCATTATTTGGGAATTTTATTTAATACGCACGTTGCCAAACTACTATATAACCAAGCAATAACATTTTTTCAATCAACACATATTTCCTTTGTAAATTAAAAGAGCATTTACAATTAAATATGGCGACTACAAATAGGATAAGAATTAAATACGTTAATTTGGTTACAAAAAAGGATTAATAACAAAAATACGTTTAATACGCGATAATCATCAATTAAATACGTTATAATACGCTTTATTTTGGCAATTCGCAAACACAAAACAACCATAATTTAATACGTTTAATACGTTTTTATTTGGCATTTTTTCCAACACTCTCTTTTATTAATTTCAAATCATCATGAGTGTTGGCAACCAAATTAGACAACATTTCTATTATCACTTTATTCTGATTGTCTTGGACCCGCTTCTGTATCTCAATTTCATTCTTTAATCCGATTATAGTCTCTCCACCAGGATCATATTCTGGATATTCCCCTTTATTATAAACAGCCCCTGTTAGCAGCCAATTAATATTGCATCCAGCTTCTTGTAAATATAGTAGCATTACCGTGCTGGGCTTCACCCCATTCGTAAATCGAAACATATCTTGCGTTTTGCCGGATATTTCTTCTACCTTTTTTTGCAGCTTCCCAACACTACCGTATCGCTTTTCTGCAAACTCAACAATTCTTTTATGAATACTCATTTTTTTTAATAAAATTAACAATATGCAAAAATATATAAATATTTCAAAAAGTCAAATAAAAGTTTGTTAAATATGAAATTAATTAATACACAATTTGCCAAAAGCAAATAATTCTTTGCTAAATACAAATTTTTCTTGGTTTTTTACAAATAATATTTGGTTAATTCAAAATAAATATTTAATTTTGAATTGTAATTGTTTAACATTTAAAATTTAAAACGTATGGAAAACTTAAAGAACGTTGATTTTCGCAAAGGCGAATATAAAGGTGTACTTCTAAAAGTTGCTACAAATAGAGGTGCCGCACCTGTAACAGTTTATAACAGCATAAAAAGAGGTTCAAACAAATACCTCGCGGATGTAGTAGATGAGCTACGTGTACGAAATGAAACAAGATCTGAATTTAACAAATTAGTAACATCAAATTAAACCACATGATTAAATCACAATATAAAGATGGGTTAACTCCTATGCAGATAGCGGACATTGTAGGCATCAATGTTAAGAATGTTCGCGAAAAAATCGGCATTGATGACTACTTTATGTATGGCATACCATCTCCATCAGGAAGAGGTAGATCAACATCCTTATATTCTTTCGACGCATTAACATTATGGGGATACAACAGTATGCTACCAGTGCAAACGACTTCAGCATCTATTGCTAAACGGTCCGAACGGTCAGACAAATCAAAACCAAGAAGCATAAGCGAAAAAACTTGGGGCGTCGGGGTCCAAAAGATAAAAGAATCTTACATAAACCACAGCCAAGCTAATCTTAAATTGATATGTGAGATAATTTGCAACAATTTGCAAATAGAAGGCTTCAACGATGCGGACCCAACAAGATTTTACAAAGCAATTAAACGATCTGAACGCCATCGCGATATAAAAGGCGTCTTCTTTTCTGATCCTGACGGCAACTGGGAAGACATCCGCCAACGCAACATGAAAAGAAACCAAAGTGATCTTTCAGAAGCTGTGCCACGTTATGATTATTTCGCGATGCTCGAATCTGCGGGGTTAGCAGGTGATGGTTATGGTGCCGGTCGTATAATTGTAATCGATGACTTTAAGCGTGATGCCTGGGTTGATAAAAACGGTCAAGCGATTATGACCAAAGGCTTGGCATTCATCGATGGTTTAACTCGTTATCCGTTACTTTATATGCCTTGCGATGAAATCACGACTGAAGCTGTCGCTCGTGGAATTTTATTAGTCGCATTCCAATATGGGCTATACCCTAACACCGTTTGGGTTATTGAAAATTCACAAGCAATGAAAAATGCGAATGTCGAAGGAGTTATAAAATCACTTTATACCGATGAAGAGTTGATGAATTTCAAAAATCAAACTTGGATTACACAACTTTTCGGTTGTCCTCCGTCGCCAATAGTCCACAACGTGCCTCACGTGCCTCGCTTTGCAGGGAAAGCTATGATTGAACGCCAATTTAGACTTGTAAAAGATGAATTTGATGCGGTTTACTTCCCTAAGCAATACCAAGGCGGATCACGTCAAGAAGCGGTCACTCTCACTCGTGCAGCAATGCCTTATTTTAACTTAACAAACGTAACTAATCTCCCTTTAGATTTGCAATTGACAAAATACGAAGATTATTGGTTTATGCTTTGGAATTGGCTCTATGAAACCTTCGTGAACCGTCCTCGCATATCGATTTTTGGCAAAGTTAGCCGCCGCCACGGCTTCCAACCCACAATTGCAGAAGCTTTTGATCATTACAATCACAATAACGACAGGATGCTCCCTCAGCTTAATGCTGAACGTTATGCAAACATCATATACTTTGCACAGCCAAATAGGACATCTCAAAAAAATCTTATTACTATTAAAAATCGCCATCGTTTAACCTGCACTATTGATGGTCAAAATGTCAATATAGTTAGCGATGCAATCACTTCCAATTTAATATCTCATAAAGTTGCTGTCATGCCTTGTAATTTGCCAGGGTATGAAGGTCAATACCTTGTTATGAGAGCTGATAATAGAGCCAACCCAGAATTTATTGGCATCTTTAAAAATTACATCGCTGAAAGCTTAGCCGAATCGGAAGAGTTCCGCAAAGAGTCTCGTAAAATCAGAGAAACAGCGAATCGCCAACTTGACGATGTTATCAAAAAATCTTCCTCAAAGATCCTGCCTATTGCCGTTGATTCCCCCCGCAATTTGATTGACGGCAAAGGCTGGATTAATCAATTGTCAGATGCTCAAGACGCTTCTGGTAACGACATCAACAAAGCATCAAAGCAATTAGTAGAATCAACTTCAATCACAAATGCAATCCAACCAGTTAAATCAAATTTTTCTAAATTAAGAGAGTTGAGGTCTAAAATTCAAACCCAACTTAAGGAGTTATAACTATGGGACGTCGCCCAAAAAATTATCAAGCCATTGTGCCAGTGCAAACAAAAGCTTCATATTCGCCACAAAAGCTACAAGAAGCACTTGAAAAAGCCAATAGCTTGCCAAAGTCAAAAAAAGACTTTATCCAAAACGTTCTAATGAATTTAGGACAATTATCAGCAGTTACTACATATCAAGCTAAATTGATACAAGAAATTGAAACAGATGTTAAGGCTAAAAAAGCTGAATTTAAACAAGCCTTAGCCGCTTCTGAACCGATGAAAACACTTGACGCATTAAAAGCTGAACTACGTACTAATGAAAGCGAATATAATGCTTGTTTAGCTAAATTCGACGGCATATACGAAGAAATGCAGTTGATGGAAGCGAACGGTGAAATAATCGATGCTGATATTAAGGCATTAATTGGATAGGTGAGGTTATGTCAGTATTAACAGAAAATTACATTACACCAGAGCAACGCAAAAAACTATATTATGCAGCTCAAGCTCTTGTTTTGCCACACGAGCGAAGCAATTCGGACACTGTAAAAATAGTTAGAGATAGCTTTATGACTTCTCTATATCCTAAAATTGAGCATTATAGCCAGTTAACAGAAAAGCAAGCAAATCATCTTATATCTGCAATGCTCCAACGTCAAGAAGATAGGCAAAGGACGTATAAAGACAGCGAAACAGCCAAACAAAAGCATGATAGATTGGTTGCAAAACTTATGGCAATCACTCTTGAAATGACTTTGCTTAATCAAAATTATGACAGCTGGGAATACATCATCGAAGGGCATACTCTTTCCGGGAATGCTCTCCGAAATTGGATGCAAGAAAAATTTAGAGCAAACCAATTGCCAGAGCGAGTTCGCAACCGCCTTTTTGCAACTTTCGTGAACCCGCTTCTAAACAAATGGCTAATAGAAGGCATGCTCAAACAACGCATCAAAGACACTACAAAATTCTACTGGAGCGACGCATCAATCGAGCAATTACAGTACCTAACCGTTAGGGCTGGTCAAATGCTGAATGTCGTCCAAACAAATAAAACGAATTTGCAAAACGATTTGCAAACGAGGGTAAACTAATGGAAGAGATTGTAATGACATCCGAGCGAAATGAAATCGCTAAAAACAATCTTAAAAGGCAGTTAAGGATGTTAAAATTGCTTGAAAAAAAATTCAACAGTTGGGTTTACATCGGCGGCGAAGATGCTTCTGCGATTGGTGCGGAGTTACATTCACAGCTGAACAAGGTCATCGACACTATTGAGTGGTTAATTATCAATCCAAAAGCTGAATTAATACGCTACTGCGTAACAATGGAAAGCAAAGACATCTTTTTGTATCGTGCGTTGACAGAAAACAACGCGTTAAGAGCTGAAATTAAAGATCTGAATGTTAAACTTAATTATGGGCTACAAAATGGCTAAAAGAACAAAGGTCGCAGAACCAAAACCAATCGAATTCTCATCACTTAATGAAGTTGATGGTGCGTTGTTTGAAATATCTCAATTAGACGCAAAAATTATGTTGATTGAAAACCAATATAATGAAACCGAACAACAATTACGGAATGAAGTAACCGCAAAAACAGCTCCAATGAGAGAGCAAAAAGCTATTATCGAAAAATCAATTAAAACCTATTGCGAAGAAAACAGGGAAGAATTTGGCAAGAAAAAATCCGTTGATTTAAAACATGGGTCGGTCTTTTTCCGACAAACACCTCCGAAGGTGTCAACTCTAAAAGGCATCACAATTAAAGCCGCTGTTGGATTAATCGAAAAATCAGTAACTTGGGCAAAAACCTTTTTAAGAACTAAAATTGAAATGGATAAAGATGCCATTTTAGCATGCCAAAAAGGTGGCGAAATATCCGATTCTGAATTGTCAGCAATGGGCTTGGAAATCACTCAAGATGAGATCTTCCAATATGAAATTAAAAATGCGATCGAGGTGGAATAAGCATGGAAGCTATCTTAATCAACATTGATGAAATAGAAGTAAATCCGATAAACAGTTCAATTTATGGCGAACCTGATATTGACGAGTCGTTTAAAGAATCCATTGCTAAATTTGGCATTTTGGAGCCTCTCCACGTCGTCGAATCAAAGCTACCTTACCCTGATGTAGAAAAGCGCTATACTCTTCTCTCTGGTCACCGTAGGTTGAAAGCGGCACAACTAAACAACATTGCAGAATTGCCTTGTATAATTGACTCTGCCCCAAACCGTGATTTTTGCGACTATCTTTTATTAGCTTTCAACCTCCAAAGAGTAAAAAATGAAGCAATAAAAGGACGCGAATATTCGGAGTACAAGCAAAAATTGAGCCACTTGTCGCAACTTAAAATGTTAAAAGGAGTTAACTTCACAGCAAACGACGTAGATAATGCCGTTTTTGCCTTAACGGAAAAGCTGGGTATTAATCTCGATAAACCGCTTAAAATTCCTCAATCAATTGCAAAACATTTGGGCATATCTTACGAAAAAGCGGAGATGTTGGCTACAATTATGAGCAACGATATAGCTCAATCTTTTGTCGATGCCGTGACTCAAGTTGGGGGCAGTCCAAAAAAAGCGAATGAATTAGTTCAGTTTTGGATGGATAGCCAAAAAGCATTGGAAAATGGCACCCAAGCAGGGACAGTTTATAATGAATTAATAGAAAAAATCAAAGCTATCTTTAAACCACTTGGTTATGACTTTTATCGCAATACACTGATGCCGATTAAAGTCATTAAAGAGAGGAAAAAAGAAGCCAACCCAACAAAAGAAGACGCGAAACAACTTACAATTGATTACCCAAGCTACGTAAGAAAAGATGATAAAAACACCGTGCCAAAAGGCAGCGAATATGTGTTTAACGCTGATGGCGAAAAGTACCTCGTAGATGTTGAAATATTATTAGAAAAAATTCAGGAGAAAAACCTATGGAAAAAGCTGTTGTAAAACCAGCCATTAAAGTCAACAATGCCAAATTATTGACGGTTGAAAAAAAGAAAGCTCAACCAACTCAAAAAAACAGCACTTCAAAAAGCGGAGTTGAAATATTTGAGTCTGTTAAATCGCAAATAGAAGAGCAAAAATCGCCTATTGATTTTATTGAGCATTTTTGCAAAAAATTAGACGTGCCCCCGTCGCAATTTTGGAATAAAAACCACTACTGGACTACTACAATTAAAAACCATACAGTTTCGCTTTATTCCGTGAAAGAAAGAGTGATGCTAAACAATGTAATGTCATACGAACATTATGTAATAGTTGAAATTAATGGTCAAACCTACTTAATTGATGCCGTGAAAATAGCTGAAATGATAATAACTTTAGAAGAGTTGAACTAATGCTATGCCCTGTCTGCCAATCTGACGACATAAGAGTTTACCATTCGCCTAATCGGCGAGATGTGGAAACAGAAAAGCGGCTTTTAGAATGCCAAGAGTGTTTTACACAGTTTTGGGCAGTCCAAAAGTTAGTCAGCATTAGACAGGGCAAAAAGCATGTGCCAATTGAAGAAGCTGAAGAGTTAATTCCGGCACTACAAAATCAATATTTCAAAACCATTGAAAATCGACATAACTACAGGCAGATAGAATTATGGCAAAAATAACATTGATAAAAAAGAAAGCTCGCGACATTGTCAAAGCAGGCATAAACGCAGGTAAATCACAAGCAGAAATATCCGAAAGTTTGACTGCTTATTTGAAAAGTTCAAAAAAAGCATTTGAAACCGATAAAAAGCGGAATTTTGCTGATATTGAAGCCGAAATGAAGCGATACAAAGAGTTTTTATTCGGAGCTACTGCGAAGCCAGAAGCAAGGCAAATTGCAACAAAAGTTTTAAAAGAAGCCGACAAAGATTTGGTTGCAGTTTGGAAAAATAGCCCAGAAGAAGCAATTAAAACTGTTGAAGAGGGTTTAAAAGATGGCAAATCTGCCAGCGAACTTTCAAAAAGCCTTAGCAAAAAATTTAATCTTGGCGAATTTAGAGCAAATACGATTGTCAGAACTGCAAAAAAAGGGTTCAACAGACTAAACACAATTCAACAGGCATTGTCCGCAGGTGTTGAAAATTTCAAATATGCAGGTCCAACATCAGGGACAGAGCATGACCTCTGCAAACGAAATGTTGGCAAGGTTTTTTCAATATCTGAAATACGGAAAATGCGTAACGGACAACGCGAACCAGTTGAAGCATATATGGGTGGCTATAACTGCCGCCATCATTGGGAACCAGTTGTTGATTCTGTTGATTCTAAAAAAGAGGTGGCACCTGTGGAAGAAAAAGACTTGCTAAATGCAATTATTGACAAAATAACGAACAATAAAAATCTTATAAAAGCGATAGAAAAAATCGGTGCAAAATTTGACGTTGTGAAGTCAAAATCTGGTAGTTCAATATCTACTTACCTAAAAATAAAAAAACAATTGCCAGACAGCCATTTAAGCGATGATATTTATGTTCTGCGACTTTCCGATCATAACACGACAATGCGGAATAATGACTGGAATAAAAGTTCTGAAATCATGTTTAACTATCGTTACAGCCCAGATGTCGAAAAGCAAATACTGGAGCTTCACGAAGAATATAAAAAAGCAAACCGCAGGCTGATTGAAACAGAAAGCCTGCCAAAAAAAACCACGCCAAACAAATCAGAATTGCTATCTAAAGTCAAAGAAGAAAAACAAGCAATATTTGATAAAGCGAATGTATTGTTGCAAAAAAGAGAGTATTACGTTGAAGAGAATGCCGTCGAAAGCAATATAGAGTTAATGCTTGAAATTCTCAATAGCTCTAACTTTGATTCGTATGCAGATTTTGAAACTTTAAGGCGATTAAACCGACAAAAAAACTTTAACAACAAAGTATATCCACCTGTATTTTATCTAAAATGGTAATATGGAATTATTTGACAAAACAAACGAAAAAACTCCAACCTGCCGGACATGCCAAAACCGGCAAAGTTGGCGGTGCGGAGGTCGTAACATCCAATACTGTGGTGTTACTGCTTCAAACAGGACTTTTAACAAATTACAAAAAATCAACTGTAACAAAACAGCATGCGTAAAATATAAAAAACGATGAAAACAATGAAAAATAAAGTATTAAAGGTTGTTAGGGTCAGTCACGGTAAAACAATATTTGGGAATGAATGGTTCACATTCTATTGCCCAAATTGCGAAAGCCGGTTAGATAAAAAAGCGGACTGCCCTCATTGCAAACAGCAAATTAATTGGAGGAGCAAATAATGGAATTGGTTAGCAAGGAATACATGGATGGCACAACAGTCTTCGCAAGTGAAGTAGGTACGTTCATGGTTACAATGATAGAGCATCCAGCTTTAAAAGACTTGTCGTTGTGCAAGAATGCTTTTTGCCCTTATAATGACCGCAACACTGGTCATTGCAGGTTCGCGGAGTTGGAAGGTCAAGCTAAAGGGTATATTCTAATAGATTGCAATATAAGGAGCAAATAATGAGCGACTCAATAGGTACCTTAACACCAGAATTTTTAAAGAACATATTTGGCGATCTCAAACCCCCAAAGCAAAAGGAGATGACAGAGCAAGAGGCAATTCATGCCTTATGGCTTGAAATAAACGACATCGCCGATAATTATGAAATGCTGCACAATATTCGCCTATTGTCAGCAGGAAGAAGCGAAAAAGGCAAATTAAAATTACAGATTAAAAGGATAAACAATGAATAATCGGAATATACTAAATGAGGCTTTACGCGATGAAGTTCTGGAAGTGGTTGCCCAAAAAACAGGCATCCCTATTGAGAGCATTTTAAGCCGGTCAAAAAAGCATGAAATACTCACCGCAAGGCAAATCGCTTCTTATATACTCGCAAGAGTGTATAACCTGCCTCTGAAAACAGTCGGTCATTGCGTCGGCGGTTATGACCACGCGACAGTCCTAAATTCTATTATGATTATAGAAGATTACATATTTTTGAAAAATAGGTATGAGTATGAAATCATTGAAGAGATTCTTGGACATTTTACTAATAAAAAAGCACTAATACTGTCTGCATAAATCAAAATAATTTATAATTTTGCAGGTGGAAATTAAGGAGTTTATGAAATGAAATGGTCAGACCTACGCAATATGGGCAACCGCCCAGAAAAACGCCGCTATCACGACGATATGGATGAATATATGGCACGTGAAAAGCGAAAAACAAGATGGCTATCAGTGGCATTTGCCATCATAATATTTGCCACATTATTTGCAATTGAATCACTATTCGATCACTTATTTTAAAAGGTTCACTATGAAAAAATCAGTAAAAACAGGCTTAATTGCCGTATCGTTCCCTATTGCAGTGTTGTTATTGTTTGCAATTGTTTATATAACAAATAAAGAGGATTTCGACGCAGAAGATGCAAAGAGATCCGCTGAAAATGCAAAGTTTGAATCAGAGTTAATAGAAAATATAAAAAGCGAATTTACAAAAGGAGTCGTCGATTCGGTAATATACGACGGCGAAAACGAAACTTTGACAATTCAATTAAAAGAAAACGATTTGAATGCAGATTATTTCGCAAACAAAACTGTTCTTGCAGCTCACTTTTTAATTGATCCAGCAAGGTATTTCTATTATTATCCATCCTTAAAAATGGTTACAGTCGTTGCTTATTATAAAAACGGCACTTATGAATCTTGCATGGTGTTGCGTAGTTCTTTGGAAAGGTTTATAGGCATAGAAATTAATAAATACAACTCTCTTGAACAGTTTAAAGCAGGTGTGTATCCTATTCTGACTGCAAATGCGGTAAAATATGCTGATAAATATATAAGCAATTAGTGGAGTAGAAATGAAAAAATATACATTCAATTCGTGGGTGAAAGCATGTTCACCAATTTGTACGCAAATGCGTGTAGAATATAAAGAAATGGACAATCCTGAAGTGTTCAAAAAAAAAGCCGATAAAGCCGGCTGGTCGGTCGAGGATTACGGCAGCTATATTTTGATGAGAAGATAAAAAAAGCCCGCAAATGCGGGCTTTTTTATTGCTTAAAACTTATGTTTGCAAGATTGGCAGCGAAATCATTTAAAATTGAAATTTCATCGTCAGTCAAACCCAACAAAGAGCGTCCTTTTTCTTCGTTAAAGAAAGCCCTTTCAGCCAACTCGGTATCCACCCAGCCCAACGTGAATTTCATAGCCTTTGAATCCGCATTGATGTACCCCAAGCCGTCCAACATATCGCCAGTCGCTCTCAGGTTCACTGTGCCACCTTGAAATTCATCAGGATAAACAATAGATTTGAACTTTTTATATCCGTTTATCAACAGCCAAGATTTGCCAGCTTTTGTTTTGAAAAAAACTACATTATCATTGCTTCTTTTAGCCTCGTTCGATAGCAATTTCATTTTGCTTCTTGTAATGCCACCCGCAGGTCTTGCGAACCACCGCTCGGAATATTTTTTAAAAGCACTGCCTTTTGCGTCTTTGCCGGATGCAGTTCTTTTTTTAATCAATTCCACTGCTTTTAAAGCTACTTTTTTTAAATCAGCTTCCGTTAATGTAACTTCTAATTTTAGCATCCCCTACTTCCTAAAAGAATTGTTGACCTGCTGGTTCTTCAGCCTTTTCAAAAAGTATGTCTGGTGTATTGTCCGGCTTATTCAATCGCAAAATTGAGTAAACATCATCAGAAGTAGTTGGAATGGCATTGGTTTTCAAAGTCTCTATAAAATCAGCTCTTTCCGTCATGTCAACATCTTCTGGGATTGTAATTTCAAAATGCCATGGTGCGTAAACAGCCGAAGAATCAAAATTAACCCTGTAATCTTGTGCGATCAGCTGATTAACTAATAATTCAGTCGCATATTTATCACTCAAAAATATGTCAGATGACATTTTCGCCAAAACTTGTAAAGCTGCACGACTTCCACCAGATGTTGGTAGTTCGGTTGTGTTGGCTTGACCTAAAATTGCAATCGAAATTGCAGTTTCCATTTTAGCAACAAGAGTTTCAAAAGATGTGCTTCCTTTTGCGTCGGTCATCGAGTGAAACATAAAGCTAATGGCATCAGACGACATAGTGTAGTTATTGCTCACAACAGATTGAACGGCTGATTCTGCCGATGTAATTTCATCGTCAGTCGCTCCGCGTTGATAAGTCGCCTGCACAATCCCTTTTAGCTTTTTATTGAAATTTGACCACTCTTTTAAGTTGTCATTAAGTAAAATTCCGCCTGTTTGAATTATGCGTCGCAAAACTCCGCCTCTTCTGAAATCGGAATTAATCTCTAAAATGTAATTATTTTGCAAATCATTGACAGATAAAACAAAATCTCTTTTCAAAGTGCTTGAACTTGCATCTAAAAAAGCAACCTCAAAATCGCTATACTTCTCTATTTCAGTTGGATCAAATCTTTTAAACAAAGAAGGCATCTTTTTGCCGTCAGAATATAGGTTCGACCAATCCCATTGGAGAGCAAAAACCCCATACATCGCTGCTTGGATTCTAAAGTCAAAGATAGAGTTGATTGCACGCTCTAAACGCCGTTCAGCTATTCTGCACTGTTCGGCATGTTGTGTGTTGCTTTTGTCATCGGCTGTAATCTTCCAATCAAATGATTTGACTGCTGTTTTGCGAGTTGTTATATTGCCACTTACACGCTCGTTGACAACTTCCAGTTGCATTAATGCGGACATTAATTGCCGGACATCGCGGTTTTCTGCCTTTTCATTATCAGCTTTCACCTGTGCAGCGAAAAGTTCTGGGAATGTTGGATAGTTCCGCGTTTTAAATATATTCCAAATGTATGCCATTTTAACACCTATTGATTATTGAAGCCAAGTTTTTTGCCTAAGTTTATTTTGCTCGAAATTTCAAAGCTGTAATGATAAGATTCTGTAGTTTCATTCACTAACGTGTACGTAATCCCTTCAGGGCGTATATATATGCCTGTTACTATCCGTTCATATTGGGCGATGTCGGTTTTCAGAAAAACTGACTGACCAATTTCAAAATCGGAAGAATCTTTTGAACTCATTACAAGCCATCCTCAAAATATTCCAAATAAATGCCATTTTAAAACCCTAAGATAAATCTATAATTTGTTGCTCTAATTCTTTGATTATAGCTTGCAATCTCTCATTTTCATCTTCCAAATTGCAAACTTGATTGTCGGCTTCTTCTCTCATTTTGCTGTTAGTTTCTCTAACATCTTCAATGTACTCTTCGATCCAATCATAAATGTCAATGGACATTGCAGTAGCAGTTTTAGAGCTGAAACTTTCTGAAAGCTTGTCGTATAACCCTTCTTTTATGCTTTTTGCTGCATCATTAATCAATGGGCAAGTGTTTTTATATTCAAAACTCATATCTTATCCTTAAAAGTGAAAACTTTATAATCATTAGTTCCAGAGCGACGACCAAAACCTCTATCAAAAATTGCTTGAATAGAGCAAATCAGCGAATCTGGTGCGTCATCGGTTTTCCCTGCCTTTTTCCCTCTGAAAGAAAAAAGCTGTGAGAGGTATTGTTTGCCATCTTTTGAATTTGCGAACCCTGGTGGGAATAGAATTTTGCTTTGTTCATAAAGCAATTGGCAGTTGGCTGAAAGCTCGTCAGTTTTATATCTTTTGAAGACGGAATAATTGTCTAGAAGTCGGATGTCCTCGTTGTTATCCCCATGGGCATCTAATAAATCTCTCCAGTAGCTTTCTTGCGACACGTTACCGTCAAAGCAAACCTGTACAATTTCTCTCGTCATCATCGAAAGGATGTTGTTGAACAATTCTAACGAACTACTGAAAGAGCGACATACAGCACTATTGATATAGAATTTGCCTGTTTTTGGGGAAAACAAGCATGCAGTGATTGCAGTTGTGTCACCTTTTCCTTTTTTTGCCAAGTTTTGGTCGGTATAGATGACACCTCTGCAATCTTTTGGCAATTCACTCCACTCTTGGTAATATTCTCGTTTGAAAATTTCGCCATCAGCTGGCATTGGATTTTGTTGATAGTTGCCTTGCCATGATGATTCGGAAGTAACGCCTAACATTCTGCGTAAATCAGCTTCGGAATTTGCAGGGAAACGTGAACGCCATAGTGAACGTCCCTTTTCCCATGCTCTAAATACGTGAACTTTTAGCCTTGTTTCTTGCAATTCCTCATCGCTGAATTTTTCTTGCTCTTCAATTAGTCGATTGGTTAGGCACCTTCTATCAAAATTGTTCGCAAAAACTGTCAAATTCGCTGAACTTACATCCAAAGATTCATAAGCTTCTTGCAATTTAGCTAATCTTTTGCTTACAGCTTCATTTGTAAAAGAGCTGTCTAATGTTTCAATATCATCGGCGACTAAACTTTCTGGTCTATCCAAACCTTCCAATTGACCGCGTACTGAACGATCGATTGAGAAGGCTTTATAAACGGCAGTACCGGAAGGGAAAAGAGTGCAAGAAAATTGCAAAACGTCTTTTGAAGCAATTTGTATATCTGGTCGAAAATCCTGCATAATGCGACCTTGCGAAAGGAATGTGAGCATAAAAGCAATGTATGCCTGTGCAGGTGGCAAATCTTCTGAAATAGCTCCTGTAAATCGCTTTTTCCTTGTCAATAGTTCCCATAGTTGGAATTTACGACCTGTTACTGATTTTGCGAAAGCTCTTGGACCGGCTATAAAATGAATGCCAGAAAGATTCATGATTTCGACAATTCTATGATGAAATGTTGCTGGCTTGGAAAACCCTTGCCTATATATTTTTGATGGGAAATAGATCCGGTCAAATGCCCAGAAGTCTTTTTGTGCCAATTGTAACCGTTTTTGCCTTTTGTCTTCCGTAAGTTCGCTTTCATCAAATCCAGTGCTGGCTTCAATAGACGAGCGAAGTTGATAATCTCTAAGCCATAAAGCTATCTCTTTGTCAAGCTCTTGCCGGAATACACTTTTAAAGTCCATCGGCAACCTCACGAGCTATTTTAATTGCATCGCTTTCGGTTATTGTCGATTTCAATCGCTTTGCAAATCTGTAAAGGAATTCTTTTTTTAGTGTATATTTTTCATTTTCATTTTGTGCTTTCAATACGTCTTCGCGTAACTTTTTAAGCTTTGCCAATTCCATAGCTATTTTTGTCCGCTCTTCTGGCTTGAAAGAATCGGTTCTTTTTAATTGCTCTTCGATTACTAAAATTTGTTGCATCAAAACATCAACATCGCTTTCATCAATTTTAATATGCAGCTCGTTGTAAATTTCTGCCATTCTTGCTTGCGAAACCGAGGAGTCTGTAAAAGCATAACGACCTAATTTTAGTTTTTCGACATAAGAGCGAACCTGCTCGTAACTGCAATTGTGTTTAATTGCATGGTCTTTCATGGAATAGTTTGGTGTCGATTTCTTTTTTTGTAAAAAATCACGAGCTATTCTAATCTGCGTATCCAATGGCAGTTTTAATGCTTTTCTTGCTCTTCTCATTAATCTTCTTCCGTATATAAATCTTCGTAATAATCGACGCCCCAAAACAAACCTTCTAATGCTATTTTGCAATCTTCCATTGATATGCTAAATATATCAATGCTTTTCAATTCAAACCCTCGAAATGCCGTTAATAAATTTAAGATCCGTGATGTTAGCAAAATTGCGGATGATTTGTGAGCTTGGACATCAGAAACCTCAGCAGAGGCACTGCAAAGAATTGTTGTATCCATCGCCCCTTCAACCATGCCAGATTCATACTTCTTCCCAGCATAAGGAGCTGTGTAAATCGCTATAAAAGGAGAAGCCATCGCTGGTATTTCGCCAATTTTGCCAACTACTATGTTGTCCGTTGGCACTTGCAACCCTGTTGCGTAGTCAGTTAGCTTTTTTACTAATGCAGCTTCCGTATCGCTAAAATTCATAACAGCCCTCCATGCTACCAGTCATTGACCGTGCAGGAGAATCTCCCCCGTCGCTATGATTTGTTAAAATGTTAATTGCTTTGTCGTAAATGTTGTTATAGGTTTCGGTGTTTTCTTTGCTGTCGGCACCTTGAGCGTAAATGTATTGAATTAGCCACATTGCAGGCAGTTTAACCCAATTGGGGGCGTCTGCATTATCTGCCGGCACATCAAGCGACGTTATCGACGTTATTATTGAAGCTGCTTGAGCTTCAAAGCCATCGAAATCTTCATCGGTTAATTTGGCAATTAATTTTCGAGTACCGGATGCTCCGGCTAATTTTTCAAATTCAACTTTGCTAATAAACGGCATAATTTAACCACTTTAACAGTTCAAAAAGTCTAATTCAAAATTAAAGTCAAAAAAAAATTATAAATAGTCGTATATGACTATAAATTAAAATAGTATAGCATTAATTTTGAACTGTGATTGTGGCGAATATGTCGCTATGTTTAATTTAACGGATTCATCTATGGATTTTGCAAAAATATTAGAAGCAATTATCAAACTTGCCGCCACAAAGGGTGGCGTTGATAAACTTACGTCGGAGGAAATTGAATCTATTGTTTCGCCTCAAGACACACCACCAGACTTTATGGAAAAGTTTAAATCATTATTTAATCGCCCACCGAAGCAGGAACCCCCAAAATCAAGTTACACATTTGAAGAAATGCAGAGCGAATTGAAAAAAATCGCCGAAACATTCGGTGGTGAAATTAAAACTTTGAAAGACATCATCGGCGAACAGGCAAACAAAACCAAGTCTTACGAAGAGGAAATGAAAAAAAGAGTTGACGCAGAAAACAAAGCCAAAATCAAAGTCTTCCTTGAAAAAGCAGTTGCTGATGGAAAGTTGGCTACCGAAGAGGGCGGTTATTTTGAAGAAGCTGACAAAAAAAGCAAATACCAATTGCTTTTAGAAAAAGATTACGATTCGTGGAAAACAGAAATTGAAGCAAGGAAGCCTGTTGTTTCTAACCAAAAAGCAGGGCAACAGTCGCCTCAAACATCTGCCGACGGCAAGACTGCTAAACCTACTTTGGGGATGGTCAACCCAAATTTTTTAAAATACGTAAACCAGCAAGAAATTTAATTATTAAGTATTCAAAAAGGAAATAAACATGAGTAGATTAGCTCAAATCTCTAACATAGAATCACCTTCCGGCATGGGCAATGAAGCCCTTGCGTTGATTCTCCAAAATTCGCCTTTATTGGCAATGCTCGAAAATGCTAATGCTTTTGAGCTTGATACAGATGCTTTCGATTACTACACTCCAGACGATGCTTTGACATTGCAGTCAAGAGCTAAGGGAGAAGCTTACGATGCCGAATTTAAACAGATGGGCAGTCGTCAATCAAACAGCCAAAAGTATAATGGCTTTAAATTCGTAATTGATGCTTCGGATATTGCAGACATGAAGTTGGGCAAAACTGCCGAGTATTGGAAAAAAGACTTACAAAGGATGATCAAAACTTTTGCAGCGGCTTATGACATCAACACCTTCCAAGGTAGTGGCGTTGATTCGGCTTTCAAAGGTTTAGCAAACATTTTAAACGGCACAACCAATATGCCAGGTTATAATTTAACCGGTGTAATTGATGCCGCTTATGGTATTTCAGGATCCCCAAATAGTTTAGATTTAACAAACTCATCTAATTGGGCTTACTTCCTTGAAAAAATCGATAGTTGGTTGGCTGAAGTAAACAACCCAACAGCTTTAATCATGAATCAATCAATGCGTTCTCGTTTGCTTACTATCGCTCACAACCAACGCAACATTACTACTACTCTCGACATGTTTAATCAACCTATTGTGAACTACAATGGCATCCCAATCTATGTGATGAAAGATGAAACAATAACCAAAACCGAAGCGGACAATGCTGCCGCCGCTGTTACTACTTCAATTTATGCTGCTGCTCCTGGTGAAATGAATTTCAGCTTTGTAAGTAATTCCGGTCTTGAGTGGAAAGAGCCAGATGCTGAACCTCAAGAAGGTTCTATTTATAAAGGCGAAATTCGCGGTGCATGGAAAATCGAAGATAAATATGCTGTCCGTAGAATTAGAAATTTAAAAATATAGTGTGCGTTAAGTGATTGTCTTATGGGGGCTGCCCCGCCCCCATTTTTATTAATAGGAGATTAAAATGTTTACTTATCAAAATTTATTAACTGATCACGATTTAACTGAAGATAGCTCTTTGGCAGTTGCTGATTGGTCGCCTGCTCTCCAAGGTTGCGTTCTTGCCGTGATTGCTGTTGCTGATGATGAAGGTCAAGAATTACCTGGTGTAATTGAATATTACGCAGCTGATTTGAATGGTGGCAACGAAGTTAAAATTGGCGAACAGTTGATAGGTGTTTTGCGAAAGATTAGCCTTATGGTTGATGTTACTCCTCCTAAATTGGCTGTTAAGTATATTGCGAACTCAACGACAGATGAAGGTTATATCACTATCACTTGCAATAGGAATAGCTACTAATGTCAACGAAATTATTATATTGGAATGAAAAAGGCTTCGGAGAAAATCCTGGTAGTGCAATTTGGGGTGCCATTGATGGCACTTTGGCAAATCAAACTGATTTGGATGCTGCATTAGGCGAAAAGCTGGAAAGCCCAATTGCGATTTCAGATGTTGCAAATTTGGCAACAACGCTTGCAGGCAAACAAGATGCATTGGTTTCTGGCGTGGGGATAAAAACTTTAAACAATGTAAGCTTATTAGGGTCTGGGGATATTGAAATAAGTGGTGGCTCTCAAGTTCTAAAATTATCAAGCAATTTGACTGTTAATTCAACAACAGAAAATTCTATACCAGATTTTACTTTTAGTTTAGAAGCTAACGCATCATATAAAATATTTCTATCTTTTTCCTTCCGCGACATCCAACCTGTCTATTTTTATTTAGACTTCCCATCTGGTTGTACTGGCAATTGCGTAGGGGAATCGTTTGATCATAATAGCGCGAGTGGCTATGCTTATCTGTTCGCTAATTCTAATGTTCTAACCCATTGGACCCGCGTTAGTGCATTTGTTAATAGGAATTATACAGGGGTTGGCGAAGGCGTTGTAAGGGTGTATTCTTTTGCTGATATAATTCTCAACACATCACAGTCAGGCACATTTACTGTTAAGACAAAAATAAGCAATGCAGGCAATATAGCGATGTTGTTAAAAGATTCATATTTAAGTATCTCAAAATTATAGGAAGTAAGATAATGTTCAAAGTTACTTTAAAAAGTAGAAAAAGCAATGTTTATTATTATTTGATTGATTCTTTGCCAGAGCAATCAAACATAACAATTGAAAGGATTGATAAGTATGGCGAAGAAAACGGCAAATGGATTTTCCGGTTATCAAATCCAGCAACATCACATAGGTTTGATATGTGGGCTTTAGATGCGGTTGAATTGGCTGAACAATACAGTTCTGAACTGTATGTTGAGCATTTGTCAAACTTGCCAGAAGCTGTTATAGTTCGTGCAAAGCAAACGGCTATTTTGCAAATAGTGGATATGACAGAAGAGTATATTTTAGATCATGTTGATGAACCTACTCAACGTTCGATTGGTTTAGGTCGTAGAAATTTAACAAAATATACAGATGAATATGTTGCAAAAGTAAGAGCTTTTGTTGAAGATTGCTCAACAGTCTGCCATTCTGCTATGTCTGGCATTAGCAACGCACTAAATGTAGAAGATGTAAATTACATTATTGCAAACTATAAAAGCACTTTGCCAGAATGGATTTAGCAAACTACATATTTGAAATATTTGTAAAGGTCTTTGCCATAATTGGTGGCTATGGAACTGTCCGCTATTTAATTGTTTATAGTAAAAATCGCAAGGAAGATCAATGTATGGCTGAAGTCAAAGAGCATAAAGAAAAACATGTTAAAATAGATGAAAGATTGAACCAAGGCGACCGCAAATTTGACGTTATAAATGAGCAGTTGTGCAACATCGACAAAAAGATTGATGACAAATTTACTGAAGTGGATAAAAAATTCGACTTAATTGTTAAACTAATAGAAAATAGGTAAAAATGAATGCCTTAAACGAAAAATTCTGGATAAAAAATTTAGTGTTTGTGATGATGATGATAGCTTCTCACATCGCTACAACTTTAGTCCCTCAAAGTTTAGTGCTTTACGCTATAACATTTGAAAGCTTTGCAATGTGGGGTTTGCTCACAAATTTAGCTTTGTGGGGTATCAGCTCTGTCAGCTTCACTATTGACAGTAGATATTCTGCTAATATTGGCAACATTGCTTTAGGTTCCGCGATTTTAACTTCAATAATTCAACTTTGTGCATATTTGATGGCGAACGGCTATGTTTAAAAAGCTGATAATAATATTAGTTTTAGCATTTTGCAGTTTGGGATCTCTTCCAGCTGTTGAGCGTTACGAATTGCCAATGCCTAAGCGATTAGTCGATTCATCGGCTAATGTGATGATGAAGCATGTTGGGCTGAAAGAAGCGAAAAGTCGTAACGATGGCGAGCATATCCGCGAATATCACAAAGCAATAGGCTTGGGTTATAGCGATAAAAAAGAGAACTACCCTTACTGCCAGATGGCACAAAGCTACTTTTTTTGGGTAGCCAATGGTAAAAGCTGGCAAAATTTAGAGGTGTTGAAAACAGCCGGAAGCCAAGAGTGTTTTAGAAGGTTTAAAAAGTCCGGCAAAAAAACTCCACCAGTAGGACAAAAAAACGACTTGCTTTTTTTTTACATACCGAATACAGTCAAAGGTCATACAGAAAGAATAATAGCAATTATGGCAACAGGAAAGTATCAAACGATGGGCTGCAATACAGGAAATGGAAAAATCGGCAGTCAGCGGGAAGGAAGCGGAAATTACATCAGAATAAGAAGCATTAACGAACGATATGGCAGTTTGATAATTAAAGGTTTTGGAGGCTTCCAATATGTGGACTAAAATAATTGAATTTTTAAAACCGAGCGTTGCGGTTCCAACGCAAGAGATAATTGAAATTATAGAGGAGAACAACGATATGCCAACATGGGTAAAATCAATCTTAATCAAAATATTGGGAATCATCCCAATCTATACAATCTTAGATGTAATCATTACATGGGTAGAAGAGAAAGCTGAAAAAACTGCCACCGAATGGGATGACACTGTTTGCGAATTTTTACGCTCTGCTGTAGAAATTTTGAAAGACAAAAAATTCCCAACTGTGAATGATGCTATTAAATATCCAGAAATTAAGTAAGGAGGTAACTAATGGCAACATCAACCCAACCAACCAATGCTACAACTCCAAATCAGTTTGAAGTTCTCGATATAGTCAGCCATGACCGAAAGGTTGTCCCTGCTGAAAATATCGCTGAAATTACAGCTGGTGCGGACATTGCAGCAAATTTATTTGTCGGCTTAGATATGGAGCCAGCCGGTGCAGCTGAAGCATGTATCGGTATTTCGCAGTTCGGTGCCATTGACGACACCGAAAATGGCTACATCAAAACTGCAGGCATTTCCTACTTAAAATTAGGAGCAAACTCTTTAACAGTTGGAGCAGAATTGACTTCAAAATCTGACGGCACAGGTGTCGCAATTGCGGCAACTGGTTTAGTAAACGCAATTTTACTTGAAGCTGGCGGAACAGGCGATGTCCGCAAAGTTTTATTAGTAAAATATTGGAAAGTAATTTCATAAGACTCGATTATTAATAGCCTCCTTCCGGGGAGGCTTTATGGAAAAATTATGACACTCTTTAGAATTATAGAAAATGGTATATTAAAGTTAAAAAAACTATTCGCGTCAATGGTCAACGTTGAAGCTTCAGCTTTTTCTAAGAATTTTGAGACTACAGACAATACTGTCCAAAAATGTTTAGATAAGGTTGATCAGTTTGATTTAGATGGTGGCGGTTTGCCAGACGGTACATTTAGCCAAACCCTCACGTACAATCTTTTGGATGAGCCAATTGTAAATGATTTAATCAAAATCGATACAGAATCTGAAATTATAAGTTTAAATTCAAAAGCAGGGACAGATGTTGAAGCGACCCCAGAGATACAGCTGCACAATGGAGTAACTGACATTCCAAGCCGTTTATACGTTACAGCAAGTGGCGATGAATCGGCAGTAAACATTGAAGCTACTACTTCAGATGAAATATTAAGTTATCCAATTGTATTAAATGGCAATAATGTCCATTTAGAAATTGGAGAAAAATCAAACAGCGTTGCTGTTGCAAGAAATTTTATATTTAGAAATATAGAAGGTGATATCTCTGTTATAATCGATGATAGCCATAAAATATTTAATACTTATATAAATCCTGCCTATTCTGGAAGATTAAACAACCTCATTTCAAATGATGGTATCATCCAAAAAGAGCCTAAAAATTTAGCAACAACTTTTGATGATTTTACTTTCGACAGCACTACTTTGGCAAATGTACCAGAGCTATTCGTAGAGCTAAAACAAGGCAACGTTTATCATGTTGAAGGTTATTTCATAATTAAATGTAGCAATGCTCTTACAGCAAGAGATGGTTTTAAATTTGGCTTCAATTCTGATGACGATTATTTATCGCATTGTAATCACTTGTGGAAGTATATAATTATGGCAAGTGGCACAACTATTAATGAAAACGATTTATTGCCAATATCGACAGCTTATGGGCAACGCTCTTCAACAAACCGAGAAACGCACTTAAATAGTGTCAATCCTATCGTATATAATTTATATGACGCTTTGTCATTCCTAAATGATACTGCGTACCAAACCCCATTTTACTACGTTCTGAATTATCAATTTATAGTAGAAAGCAATAGCGATCAGAATTATTATTTGCAGATAGCAAAAGAAAGAGACAACGGAATAGGGCAAATTATTTTAGGCGGAGCATGGTTAAAAGCGACATTACAAAGTGGATTTTAAATTTAAATGTTTAACTAATTGAAAAGGTAACAAAATGTCATTCGGTGGACAAAACAAAGCTTACTTCTATAGAGTGAAGAAAAATGAGGCATTAACAGCTTACGAGTTAAGGCAAATCAACGGCACTACAATTGCCGACTTATACAGTGAATATTCGCTGTTGTTGGACAAAACGGTACAAACCGACTTCCAGGTTGATGCTTCTGGTCTCCCACAAATAAGTTGGGACCAAGATGTCGATAGTGCTGCTTATTTAGCTTTCTTAAAAGCCGTTTGTGGTGCATCAGGCGGAGGCAATGTTGCGGAGAGAGTTTACGAAAATGGCGTGAAAGCTTATGGTGAATCAGGTACATCAACCGAGTTGGTCTTGGTCGTTGTATATGGTCAAGAAGGTGATGAGTTAGATACAACTGGTAAACTAAAAGTAAAAGCGGGTTTAGTAACTATCCCTTTAACTTCCTATTCGGACATCCAATCAGCAACAGCTACAAATGCTCCTAAAATTACTGCCGCGGGTATCAAAGCGGAGTTTGATTTGGAAATCTCTTCTGTCTTGTCTTCTGCATTAATCACAGTGCCTGCATCGATGAAAATTGAAGCTGGTGAAGCATTCAACATTGAATGGATAGCGAAGGCTGCATAATGGAAATTAAACTGAAATACAACGGGATAGAACATTTGGCAACCGTGAAGGCACCGACAGGTGCCGCACGTGATGCTTTTAAAAAGCAACAAAAGCTTTTAGCAAACAAAATGGAATCTCTTAAAAAAAGCCTTGAATCTCAAGAGTTTGATTTAATGTATGACAGCCCAATAGCTCAAGAAAAAGCAAAATACATAGCAGAGGCAGTTGAAAGATATTCAGAGCGTTTCCCTGAAAATTCATTCAACAAAATCATTATTGGGAATGTCAGAACTGAAGCTGCACAACAGTTTTCGCTTAAATTAAGAGCGACCAACATGGATGAGTACCGCAATTTGATAGCTTATGAAGAGAAAGTGCAAAACCTTTTGACATTGGCATTAGATGAACAGGAGCAAATTCAACTTGAGGTTTCTTGCGAAATTTATAAAGCGATTTTCCAAAATTCAACAATACCAATTTTCGATTGGCAAAGCAATGATTTTTGGTTAGAGCAGGATGTGAACCTTTTAAAAGAAGGGTTGCAATTTTTTCGTAGATCAATTGGCGATTGATGATTTAATAATTGAAAATTATCAAAAATGGAAAATCGTAAATTATCTTGAAATAAACTCTAAACGTATGGAACCTTTGCTCCAAGAGAAGTATCACAAAGCAAAGATTGAATACCTAACCGCAAAGCAATTATTGGGCAATGAAGATGACAATTATATATTTTGCAATCAAATTGCCAACAATATCGAAGAATGCAACAAATTATACAATGAATGGGCGATGAGCGACGTATGGCGTTACTATCTAACTCAAGCCGCTATAAACTTTGAACCAATAGAAAAAAAACGACGATAAGCAATAATACTGACATAAATAAGGGGGCTAAATGCTCCCTTTTTAGTAGGAAAAGAAAATGGCAAAAACTACCCAATTAGATGTAAAAGTGAATATAACCGCAAACGACGCGGATATTCAAAGAATCGCTCAAGAAGTAGAGCGTAAACTGCAAAATGTTGATAGCCAAATCAACATTGAAACAACTCGCGAAATGGATGACTTCATGTCCGGGAAAGCATTTAAAAAAGGACAAAAAGAAGCTGAAAAATTAGGCGATGCTTTAGGTGATGCCGCTAAAGAAGGTAAAAAAATCGATTCGTCGGTTGGCGGGATAGATACCGAACTTAAAAAAGCTAAAAAAGGTGCGGACGGCTTGGCTGATAGTTTGGGAGAAGCAAACGAAAAAAGCAAAGGCATTGGTTCTGGCATAGGCGATTCATTCGGTGGAGGTATCTCATCAGCTCTTGACATGGTTCAGGGTGGCGTTGGTGGTGTTATGGATTCGCTTGGCGGTTTGGCTACAAATTTAGGACCTTACGGAGCAATAGCAACGGCAGCAATAGCTGGTATTGGGGTATTGATTTCTAAAATTAATGAATACCAAGAAGCTGCAACAAAAGTTGCTGCATTTACAGGGGCTTCTGGTCAAGATTTAGTAGAGCAAACCGCGAAATATGGAGCATTGGCTGAAAGGTATGGAGTTGATACTGAAGAGATATTGAAATCAGTTAACAACTTCTCAAAACAAATGGGAGTTAGCCAAGCAGAAGCGTTGCAGTTGACAGAGCAGGCTTTAGCAAGAGGCGTCAATACAACTACTGAACTAATGCCAATAATGCAAGAGTATGGTAATGCTTTTAAAGAGGCAGGATTTTCTGCAAAAGAAGCAATGGCATTTATTGAGCAGACTTCAAAAGCTGGTATATTCGACGACAAAGCTATCGATACTGTAAAAGAAGCTAATTTAAGATTAAGAGAGTTGCCTCAATCTACAAGAGATGCTTTAGAAGGCATTGGGCTTTCTGCGGACAGGATCCAAAATGAATTGGCAAATGGGACAAAAACAACCTTTGATATTATCCAAGAAGTATCTGCACAAATGAAAAAGCTCCCTGCCGATAGTGCTGCCGTCGGTACTGCCATTGCTGATATTTTTGGCGGAGCTGGTGAGGATGCTGGTTTGCAATATTTGCTAACATTGAGCGATATTAAAGGCGAATTTACAGAGTTGAATGGAGCGGCTAAAGAAAGTTACGATAACAACCAGGCAGCAGTAAAAGCTTCGGCAAGATTGACAGAACAGTTTGGAGAGATATTTGGCGGTGCAGGGGCTGGTCTTGATGATATACAAACAGGTCTTAAAGGTGTGCTTTCAGATGTAATTGATTTTTTCCTCCCTACAATTTTGCAAATCAAAGACTCCTTTATTTTGGTATATGAACCAGTATCATCTATCTTCAATTTACTTTGGCAGGTTGCCGATGCAGCAATGTCAATTCTTGCTCCTGTGAAAGGCACTACAACAGGCATGAAAGACGCTCAAAATGTAGCAAAAAAAATTGCAGATAACATAAATGCTTGGGCGAAGAATGTACGTTGGTTTTCAGAAAAAATAAACGACGCAAAAAGGCAGGTATATGAATTTTTAGGATTGATTGATGAATTACCGGAAAAAAAATCAACAAAGTTTGAAGCCGATACCAAAAATGCAAAAGAAGATGTAAAAGACACTCAAGTTGAATATGCTAAGTTTAGTTCTGCCGTAATTAAATTAGCTCAAGATTCAAAAACGTTGACTAAAGTTAAGTTTGATGAATCAAAAAGTGGTCTTTTAAATGGCATAACAGAGGCATCAAAAAAAGGCAAATTAACAGCTGATGAATTTGCAACACTTAAAAAGAGGATTGAAGCATTAACCCAAGCGACAAAGCCAGCCGGGAAAACTTTACAAGATATAAACGACCAAATTCAAGCTACTTTGCAAAAAACTAAAGACATGAGAGAGTCATTGGTTGTAAAAGGCATTGATGATGAATTTAAGGCTCAAATGGCATCGCTTAAAAATCAAAATGCAGATGAAATCAGAGCAATAGAAGAGCAGACTGCAAAGTGGAAAGACGCGAAGAATGTATCTTCAAAACAAAAATCAGAAATGATTTCAGCTTTGAATGAGCAGTTAAAAGCACAAAATGAATTAAATGCACAGGAAGAAAATGATTTGCTTGATGATTTGGCAGTGAAAAATCAGCAAAAAACTAAGGATAGATTGGCGAAATCGGCTTCTGAAGAAATTGCAATTATGAAAGCACAGTTGGCGACAATCCAAGGGAATTCTATCCAAGCATTACAAGAGAGATATGCAACGGAAGCGGCTATTGCAACTCGTGAAAATCAAGCAAGGATTGATGAATTGTTAAGCCAAAACGCTGAATATGCACAAAAGGAATTGGAAGTATCGAAATTAATTGTAAGCAATGCAGGCGTGGAAGAGCAAAACAAAGCTAACAGGGAATTGCTTGAATTAAGAAATAGCATTTTGCAAGCCGATCAGCTAATCAATGCGGAATTGATTGTACAAAAGCAAAAGATTGACGACCTATCTCTTTCCTATAACTTGGCAGCTGAAGAGGCAAGAATAAAGCAAATTGACGATTTCTATAAACGAGAAACGGAATTGGCTGTTTTCCAGGCGAAAAAACAGTATGCAGAAAGATTGAAATTAGCTGAAGGCAATTTTGATGCAGAATACAGAGCGTTTGCAGAATTTGAAGCTAAAAAAGATGAGTTAAGCAGGGCTTATCTAATTGAGAATTTAAGTAGGACTCAAAAAGCTGTCATATCAATCAGCCAAGCCTTTGCGTCGAACTTTTCGACAGGTTTTGAATTGCCGGATAATAGAGAAGCAATTGAAGGTTTAAACGAAGAGATCAAATCAATTGACCAGCAAACAGAAGATTTAAAAGATAGCTATCGGCAAGGCGAAATTGATCGCGAAGAGTATATAAAAAACTTGAATGATTTAGATGATCAGCGAATTGCGAAATTACAAGAGCTACAAGAAGCACAGGTAACTTTTGGAGAGCAGTTGGCTATATCAATATCGGCAACTTCAAAAGCAATTGCTGAAAGCTATGCAAGTGAATTTGAAGGCTTGAGCAAACAATATACAGATTTGCTTGGTGCCAGAACGCAAATGGATATTGATTCGGCAGCGAAAAGTAAAGAAGCAATACAGGCATTAGTTAATGGCAATCTTGATGAATATTATCGTTTGAACGATGAATTGACCAATTTGCAAAAAATGCAAACAAAAAACATCGAAGAATCATCAGAATTGATGACCGATTTATATATGAATGTCGGCATACAAACAGGAGCAACCTTCCTTCAAATGATTGCAGATGGCGAAAGTGCAGTAAAAGCGTTCGTTGTAGCTTCATTAAAAGGTTTGCAGGCGTTAGTCCCAATATTTATAGCGGAGATATATGCAAAAGAAATCGCGTCAAAATCATTCGTTGGTATAGCAACAGCAACTGGCTTAACAGCTTTGTTGACAGGTTTGCTTTCGGCTGCATCTGCAAAAGTGAGTTCGCTACAATTTTTCCACGGTGGTCTTAATTTATTCGGATTTAAAGGGGCTACAGGTTTACAAAAAGGCGGTCAAAAAACAATCACTTGGAATGAAGGAGGCATGCCGGAATTCATTGTAAAAAATCAAACGACAAAAGCAGGTAACAATGTTGATTTTTTGACGGCTTTTAATAAATCTGGGAAACCGATTGAGCAATTTTTGCAGATGAACCCGAAATATGGTAGTAGTAACAATATAGTTGTAAATATGAACAATGAAGCTATGGCTGAACGGACAGAGGTTTTAATAAAAGAAGTCCGATTGACAAGGTTACAACAGGCAAATCAAAAGCTAACAATTAAAACTGATTCAAAAGAATTATATAAAATGAGCTTGACTAAACAAGCACAGGAGGTAAGGAGATGATGTGGCGAATTTGGTTAGCATCGAGTGACGTTTATACGGTTTCTGATGCTAATAGTGAAATTGATCTTAGTTCATTGCCGGGAAGTTTGGCGGTTGTCAACCCTACTAATTGGGTGGCTTTGGATTTAGAATTTGCAGACCCGACAATAGAACCATGGACAGAAGGATCTATAGGGCAAAGGCAGAAGTTTACTTTTGGCTTAGTTCCGTTCAGCTTCCCAAGTGGCATGGATGTATTAAAAGCAATAGCAATGAAATTGGCGGCACCTTATAAATATATATGTATGGATGGAGCAGGTCAAGAAGAAGGTACGAAATATCCTTACCGATTTATAACAGAAGACAAGGCTATGCTGATAGAATCGGCAACTGTACAGCCATCTACTACCCACGACCATGAAGCAGGTCAAAAAGTATATCAATTAAATTGTAACAGATTAAAACCATTGTTTAATTAAGTGAAAAGGCTATAAAATGGCAAAAAGAACAATCGGAGCATTAAAAGAGACTCCAAAAATAGAAGAGAAATCCTCTGCGAAAACAAGAAAAATAAAAGTGCAGTTGATTGGTAAGATTTCATCCGCAACCCAAGAGCAATTAGATTTGTTCGCGAAAGCTGAAGAGTTTTTAAAAGCAAAAGGCTTTGAGGTTTGGAACCCATTGAAGCTAATTGAAGGTCAAACTTGGGAATGGTACATGAAAAAATGCATTGCTTCTTTGGTTGGGATGGATTTTGTTTTCCTTTTGCCTTCTTGGCAGTCTTCGGAAGGGGCTTCCATTGAAGCCGGTTTAGCAAAGAGATTAAAGATCCCAAATTTGGAGGTCTGGGATGTTATTTAAATGGCTATGGAAAGACCCTGCAACTGGCTGGGATATGATGATTAACATTGTCCCAGCCGGCGACGGCATTATTGACCGCGACGGCAGTTACATCCAAATCCCTGAAGAAGTGATTAGCTTTAAAGAGTTTTCAAAAGGGAAGCAAGAAAGGTTGATAGGCATGGCAAAAGCTCCATATATTAAAGTGTCATTAAATCTCGAATATTTACCAAACGATGATGATTATGAAGCTTTCCGTGATGCCATAACATCTCCACAGGTTGAAAAAGTTGTGGCTTTAACCGGTTCGCATTTTTGGGATAGTTTAACAATAACCGCAGGCACAATTTGGGAGTTATTTAAAGATGATGATGGCAATGGATACCAAAAGTTAATGACAGGTTTGCAAATTGACGGCATCGAAGATTTGTATGATTCGGAAAATAACAGCATTGATTTGACAATTGAGCATTTAAGCCGTCACGTAATGGAAAGCGTTGATTTTAAACAAATCACAAAAGTAATCCCAGCGACTGATTTATACATTGCAACAGATCAAAGTTGGGTTTTTAGCTACATATTCAAGACTCAACATTGTGCGGACTATGAGGCATCAGTTGTGCGTGATTATAGCGATGGCGAGAGTTTTAATTTTGCCTTTTATCGCATATACCAAAAGTATTACCAGCTAATAAAAGCCCATGATGCTTTAACTTTGGCATTGTCAAGAACAAACCAGTTCACTTCTGTTTTGTATATGCCTCAAGAGCAGCTATACAAACAGTCGTTTGGAGCAACCGATGTGAGAGGGGCAGAAGTTGACTTTTATAGCTTTTTCCATTTGGCATATATCAAAAAAGTATCTGATGGAGAAATCATAGATGGCTATTTGTTTACAGAAAATAAAAACGGTATGTTTGGGAAGTACTCGAACATGTACGATTATCTTGCAGACATGGCTGAACAATCTTACAACACTTTCGATTATGAAGCCGACTATGTTTCATTTATTAGAATTTACCCTGATTATTTAAGCGAAATTGAAATTATCAAAGACGATACTACGAGGCAAAAACTTCAACATGCCCCAATTAAAATTAATTCAATTGTGGCTTCGCTTTGGGAGTTTAATGAGGGCGATGTAGAAGAGATATTTTCGCCCAAAAGTGGCACAACAGATAGAGATACTTCTTATACTATCCCAATCGTCGAAAATATCAGCCAATTAGTCCCGACAGAAGATGAAGGGGTGAAAGAAGTTGACGTTACTTTGCATGGTGGCGAAACAATGAAGTTGTATGTGATAAAAAATAAGTTGTTGGAAAAGCCTTATCGAGGTCATACATCCGCCTATTATTATACGACAGTTTGGGAGACTTTCGGCAACAATAATCTGTGGGTAATGGTTAACCCACGCCCTAAAGTGAATTTTAATAGTAGCTATTCCAGCGATGATTTACAACACGCTCCTGGTTGGTTTTATAACCACGTGAATAATTTTGCGATGCAGGTCGCAGAGCCTTCGAGCGTTCACTATGTGTGGCAGTTATTTTTAGGACATGCTGGGATGAGCAGAGCGTCATTGTTTGAGCATTGCCAATTGTCTGAAAAGCTTACTTTAGAAGTCCCTATTTCTCTTTATAAGGAACTCTTGGATTACAATAGACGCATAAAATTTGACTGTTCAAAATTAGCTCCACGATATTCTAACCGACCAACATATTGGCGAATTGTTACGTTAACTTGGGAGGTTGAATCTGGCAAACTTACTGTTGAATTAATTCCGGAGTATCAAAATGCCACTTAATTATCCTATGGCACCAAACTCGCTAAGATTAGCTTTGAATCAAAATTATAGGCGGAGGACATCTGGCAGTTCAGTGTTGCCAACATCGCAGGGTGATGGGGTTGCTATTGTTTATGGTGAAGCTATCTCCGCTGGGCAGTTAATTACAATAGTTGGCGACAAAGCATACAAGCCTTCTGTAATTGCGTCTAACAATCGACCAGTAATTGGTATCGCTTTGACAAGTGGCAACGAAGACACTGTCGGTAGATATGCAACAACAGGAGAATATGTAACTCCAGAAACAATTGGAACGGGCATTTTGTTTGCTTCTTCTGTGTCGCCATACTATTCTTTGACGTTGTCTGAGGCTAACGACAACATTTGCCAAATTATAGGCAGACAGCTATCTCCAACAAGGATGATTTTAAGCGTTGAAGAAAGCGAAAATATTGAGGTATAAAAGTTGTTGCCACATTAAGAAAATCTTTGTAATTTTGTAAAGATTAATGTGGTAATGAAACGAAAATATTTTGGTAATAAACATTATTTAAAAATAAAGGATAAGTAATTATATTATTGCTATCTAAAGCTTTTGCAGTTAATATCTTATTTAGGCTATCTCCATAAATTACTCTGCTTGGAGAATATTTATCCAATTGAGAACCAAAATAATTTACTATTGAATCAGCGTGTGTAAAATGGAACATATTAATATCGCTATAAATACTGTTATAACCTGCAGAATATAATGCAACATCTACAATTGGAAAAACAGGAAGGGATGGCGGACAAATGTAAACATTTAAAAGTGCGATACTTTCAAGATTTTTAACTTTATCTATATCACCTTTAATATTTATTAATGACTGACATGAATTAGAGAATATCGCAATAGCAATGATTAT